CATCGGCCACTGGAGCGTGTCTACCTCGGACTCCCGTTGGCCCCGGCTCCACTCCCGATCTGCTCCTGGCGTTCGGCTTCGACCAGCTCCAGAACCCGGAACTCCTCCTCGGTGATGTCCGCGAGCGTAATCGTCAGCCCGATGCTCTTCGCATTCAGAAGGCGGAAGCACCGGCGCACCAGGGCACCGTTCGGCGTGTCCATTGCCTCTTCGAGCAGGTTCTTCGGACAGCCCGGCCCATGGCTGACGTCGATGGCCTTCCAATCCGCGCCGCAGGCGGGACAGCCGTCCATCTCTGTCTGGCCAGAGTAGCCGCACTTTCGGCAGCGGAAGACGCGGTCGGGGCATTCTTCGTCAGGCCCACACAGCCCGCCCTGGTGCAGGACCGACCGGATCAGGAAGCGAACGCCCGGCTCTTCCGGCCAGTCGCCGGGCGTGGCTATTCCGGGTCTTCATCGGCCTCGATTGCCAGTTGCGCGATGACTTCGGACACCGCCGCCGACTTGTGAACGATGGGCACGGTGCCGGCGTAGCCGTCGTGCGAGATGTGCAGCTTGTCGTAGAGCGCGCCGCTCGGCTCCAGAAACGCCCGCGTCTCGACCGACCGCCGCGCCGCCACTACGCTGGTCGAAGCCCGCTCGTGGTCCTGCATCTCCTTCGCGGTGGGCATCCGCAGCACATGCACGACGCGCGCGCCGGGGACCTTCATCTCGATCCGGTAGTTGATGCCTTCGCGCTCCACGTTGGCCACGGCGCACCGCTCAATGCGGCCGATCACCATGCCGGCCTCGGCATCATCGAACTCGGGACCGTCCTTGTCGGTGCGAATCTTGGCGAACAGTTCGGCGTTGATCTTCGGCAGGTCCACGTCCTCGCTCTGCGACTTCCCACGCCCCAGGAAATGGCGCACGGTGCGCTGCGCACGGGCCTCGGCGCGTTCAGCCGCCCGAGCCGTGACCTGAGATGGGACCTCATCACCGTGCTCCTGGCTTCACGAGTTCCGCCATCTGCTCCAGCGGGGTCACGCGCACCTCGACATCTTGGATCTCGATGGCCTGCTTGGCGTGATCCAACACGCAGTCGGCGGCACGAACACCTGGCAACATCAGCCCACGCTCCTTACTGCGACCGAAACATCCTGCTCGCCGAGCATGGCGCGCGCCATCGCGTTCGTGATGGCAGAGATGCCGTCAATGCGGCTGGTGCTCTTCTCGCGCTCTGGTTTCGCGAACATCAGGTTGTCATTCCGCTCCACGGTCGCCAGGCAACTCGCGTTCCAGCGCAGCACCGGATGGCCGCCGTGGTGCAACTTTCCTTGAGCGACGGCCGCCAGGATCTTCTTGCTGGGCTCCGACAGGCTCATGTAGCCCTGGCGGATCTCTGCGCACTTGTATCCGTCGTCGACCATCGCAACGGATACCTGCCGCGAGTTCCACGGGTCCCAACAGATCTCCTGCAGATCGAACATCTGCGAGCCCCACTCCAGCCGGTCTTGCACGAAGCGGTAGTCGATCACCTCGCCGGGCGTGGCCTCCATGTACCCGTCGCGGATCCACTGCGCCAGCGGCACGCCGAGCTTCAACTCCAGTTTGCGGACGCGCGCCTCCGGCACCCAGAAGAACGGCAGCACGTCGTATGTCTCGTCAAGCGCAGTGAACAAAAACACGACGGAGGTCAAGTCCGTCGTCATCGACAGGTCGACGCCGGCCCAGCACGTGCGCTGGAAGAAGCGCGCCATGAAGTCGTGTGGCAGCGTCCGTACCTTGTCCTCTGGCAACTTCGGCAGCAGCCCGGGGGTCTTCCAGTCGCCGGCGCTGGCGTCCCACTTCGCCAGTTCGAGGGCCCGGTTTTCCTTCTGATCCCAGATGTTGAGGAAGTACCGCTTAAAGGCTGTGAGATCGCCCTCCGACTCCGCGCTCTCGTACTCCTTCCGGATCTTGTCCTCGGTGATGAAGCCGTCGACAACCTCTCCCTTTTCGTTGAGCCGCAGCAGCGATGGGTTCGCCTTGCGCCAGGTCGCCGGATCGGCCGGATCGTCCTCCGCCGCGGCGCCGTAGATCTTGCCGTAGAACCGATGGTCCGTGACGATGCCCTCTTCGATCCGCCGCGTCTTCTCGTGCAGCTTCCAAGCGAGCGGAGACTCGTTCTGGACGCCCGCCGTGGTGATGGCGATCGTTAAGGTCTGCCGCCGCGTAATCCCGCCTTTGCTCAGCACGTCCCAGTTCTCAATCTGCTTGCGCGTCTTCCACCTGTGGACCTCGTCCGCCACCACGAAGGCCGGGTTCACGCCGTCGCCGAAGTCGCCGTCCGCCGCGACCGCCGCATAGAAACTGTCCGGATCCTTGCGCTTCAAAATGCGGTGCGTCCCGCGCATGATCCGCAGCCGCTTCCTGAGCCAGCCCGACTGCTCGACCATCTTGCAGGCCGCCCGGTACACCTGCAGCGCCTGGCGCGTCGCCGCGGCCGCGCCGTAGACCTGGCAGCCCGGCGTGTTCGTGCTGACCAGGGTTAAGATCGCCAGGCCGGCGGCGAACTCCGTCTTGCCAGCCTTCTTCGGGACCTCGAGGTAGACCATCTCGATGACGCGATTGTCGTGCTCATCGAGGTTTCCAAAGATCTCGCTAAGCGCCTTTTCCTGCCAGCCGCAGAGCTTGAACGGCTCGCCCCACCAATCGTCTGCCGTGTGCCGGAGCACATCCTCGAAGAACTTGCAGGCGAAATCCGCATGCTTTTGTGAGGAGACCACGTCAGGTCGCCGCGACGGCGGCGCGCTCCTCCAGGATCCGCAGGGCGTCGTCCTTGTCGTGGTCCTCTTTCTCTTGCTGGCGTCCGTGCGCTACATGCTCGAACGTCGCGCCGTGGCCCTCGAGCCGCGCCTTCCGGCCCGTCGCGTTCTGCCACCGCTGCACAATCACGTCGACGTACTCGGGTGCCAGTTCCATCAGCCTGGCGATCCGGCTGGTCCTCTCGCACGCCATCAGCGTCGATCCGGATCCGCCGAACGGATCCAGCACGATCTGGCCGGAGTTGCTGCTGTTGACGACCGCGCGCTCGACGAGCTCCACCGGCTTCATCGTCGGATGCAGATCGTTGACGTGCGGTTTGTCGACGAACCACACGTCGCCCTGGTCCCGGGCCCCGCACCAGAAATGCTCGTTGCCTTCCTTCCAGCCATAGAGGATCGGCTCGTACTGGCGCTGGTAGTCTGACGAGCCCATCGTGAAAGTATTCTTGATCCACATCACGAAGGTCGACCAGTGGCCGCCGGCCTCGCGGAACGCCTTCTCCAGCGTGTGCAGCTCGGACGAAGACATGCAGATGTAGACGGCGCCGTTGACCGACGCCAGAATGGTCCCGCAGGCGGCGCGCAGGAACTTCTCGAAGCCGTCGCCCAGGTTGTCGTTGGCGATCTTGCGATCGTTGCCGCGGACCTTGTCCTTCATCGTCGCGCCGTAGTTGACGTTGTACGGGGGATCGGTGAAGACCATGTCTGCCTTCGCGCCAGCCATCAGTCGATCGACGTCCTCCTGCTTGGTGGCGTCGCCGCACAGCACCCGGTGCTGGGTCGTCTTCGGCCGGAACTCCTTGCCACAGCATTTGCAGATCATGCGGCGCTCACTTCCTTTGCCTGCTCGACGGTGACGCCGCGCGCCTCCGCCACCTGTTCCATCGTCTGGCCCGTGCCGGCCAGGACCGGCTCCACGCCGGCCAGCGTCGCGAGCCGGCACAGCGCGACGTCGCAGTATGCCGGGCTGATCTCGATGCCGTAACCGTTGCGGCCCAGCACCTGCGCCGCAGCGATCGTCGTCCCACTGCCCAGGAACGGATCGAAGACCACGTCGCCGGCGTCTGAGAAGGCCTTCACAAAGAACTCGATCAGCGCGCGCGGGAACGGCGCCGAGTGCGATCCCTGGGTCGACTCGGACCTCACCTCGAGCACGTTGCTGGGTCGGGCAATATCTGTGAACCGGCCATCCTCGTCAGAATTGCGCGTCCGACGCATTGCGGATCCATTCGCTGCACCGTCTGCCGCCATCCCGCCGCGCTGCATACCGGCCTTGGACGCCTCCAGGCGCTTTCTTCCCCGGGCACACTCCGTATTCTCGGCTGCTGCGCCGCGCGCGCCCGTGCCCAGCAGCCCGCTGCCGGACGTCGATTTCGGATTGCTGGGGGAGTACTCGAAGCAGTCCTCCGACTCGTGGCCG